GATTGTACGGTTAGGGGCTTTTGCAATAGGCGTCGGGAGCATCACGTGCTTTGGCTTGGGTTGGATTGCTTTCCGTCAATCCTAGCCTTGAGCATGAAGTCCCTGTTAGCCTGAAGTGCCGCTAGGAGTTCATTGAATGCACTGCACCTTCCAGCGGAGTGAACCCGTTGTTCCCCTACAAAACTTTGGCTCATCAGTTTTTCGAGTTCGTTCTGGAACTCGGTATCAATGATGACCAATACGGCCTTGTAGAGGTCTTCGGCATCCCTGTTGGCAAAGCCAAAAGCCTTCGTAGTTGGGTCGATTTCAGCCATATCAGATTAATCCTTGGCTTGCACCAACTGGCGGGACACCGCCCTGCTGTTGCTGGGGTTGCTGTTGCTGGGCCTGTTGCTCTTGCTGTTGCTCACCAAACTTCTGCTGAATTTCTTCAGACGCTGGCGTAACTCCAATCCTTCCGATTTGCTTGTTCTTCTCTTGGTCCAAGGACATCTGGAGGTTCTTCTGGTAGTTCTGGAGCAGAATCTGGAAGATTTGGTCTCCCTGAGCGGCCTGTTGAGCCTTCGGGTTCTTTTGGAGGATTTCCTGAAGATACTGCATCTTGGTCTGTGCGGCGGGGTCGTTCTCGGTGTATAGGGCTTCGTTTCCGAGCATCATCATGCCGACATCGGAAATGACCTCCTTGTACAGTTTCTGTGAAGCAGTGGTCTGGTCGATGATAAGTTCCCTTGCGGCATCTGGACTGATAGCCTCGATGACAAGTTTGACCAACTTGTTCCTGTCAATGACACCACCAGAGTCCAGAGGTACGACAGTACTCACAATGGACTTGAGTTTCTCCATGACAAACTCTGGGTCGGTGTCACGTACGTCAAATCGTACGTTGAAGTCATATTCGCTATGGATGTCTTCCATGCCTTGCTTGAGTGGAGCACCAGTAATCCTGACAATTTCCTCCTCTGGCATGAACTGAAGGCAAAGAGAGAACAATTGCTTGTAGCACTGAGTCCAGAAACTAAGCCAATTGTTGACGTGCAACTGCTGGAGCATCTTGACCTTATTTGGGTCAACTTCTTCTCCTACGATAAATCCGTAGTAGTTACCGAGATTAACCTCAATCTGCTTGATGACTTGGAAGGCATACTCTGCCTTGCCCTGCGGTGGTTCGAGCCAAGTGTAGTCATCCTTGTTGGAGACTGGAAGCACCTGAGCGGGGGCAATTCGGTTAAGGGCACCGATTCGTTTGACTACCTTGACTGGGGGAAGGACCTCGAATGCAGTCCTGTCCCTGATTGCGTCATGCTGGGCCTTAATTTCATCTTGCTCGGTCTTTGAGATTTCTGGCACTCCTCGGCTTTCAGTTACCTGCCTTCGAGTCATCTCGTACCTAAGATTAATGAACGGGTATTCTCCGTGTGCGTAGTTAAGCATCTCTTGGATGGCATAATTATCAGCACCGACATGTGGAGAGAATACGGTGTAGTAGATAGACGGGATGTCATTCTCGTCCATCTGCCTGTAGTAAGCCCATACAACTTCGATGAGGAAGTCTCCACGCTGGACATTAGAGTTCAGCATGGTCGTTGTAGGAATCAGGTTTGGGTCATTGAAATAGAAGTGGTTGCCCATCGTCCTAACAGCCTTTTCGACGAATTCAGCGTCCCAGCCAGCGTTTGCAACCATGCCCCTGAGTTCTACCTCGGTCATGTACTGCCTCCTGAAGATAACTCGAGCCTTCTGAAGGTCCGTGGTCTCTGGGGGGAAACATACTTCGTCAAATGGCTTAAGTGCAATGAGTTGAGGTAGGTTTTTTTGAATGTACATCTCCTCGATTTCGCCCTGACCCTTGTCACGCATGTCCTGAACAAACTTCCTAACGCTCTTTGCTTTCATCTGTGGCAGTTGCTGTTTAACCAACTCAATAGCGTAATCTTCCTTTGCTGGATTCATGATGGCTTGAATCAAGTTAGAGGTATCATTCGTACCCATCTGCTGTTCCTGCTGTTGGACCTGATAGAGTTCATCCATGGTCATACTGTTCTTCCTGAGTCCAATCTGCCTGTCCCAAGTTACTTGTACGCAGGTCCATCCATAGGTAAGCATGTAGTCGGCGGCGAGTTCAGCCTCACGTTTGAGGTCTGGGTTCATCTTGGTTTCTACTAACCAACGCATAAGGTTGGTGGCAGAGGACGCAGACATAGTGTCGTTGATTTCAGTTCCACCCACCTTGAGAGTGCTCGAATTGAAAGCGGTCATTAGCATGGCCTTCTGGTCCCTGATGAGCCTGTCAACCAGCCTACACCTGACGTCAGACGCACCCTCGAAAGGAAAGGCTGGGTCTCCCTCTGGGCGAGCCCAAGAGTGCTTTTTGCCGTCATCCGTCTGTCCAGACCAGCGAGCGTACCTGATGTCATCTGCGTAGTTCATCTTCGACACCATCGTACCGAAGTAGGCGGACCTCTGGTACTCGACCAGAAGCCTGTTGATGTCTGGGGAATTCTCGTGGTACGAGATTGGGTCCCTCAGATACTTATGGTCGTTAAGTTTGTTAGGAGTTCGGCTGGATGGCATCGGAGTTGGAGTAGGAGTTAATTTTCAGGAATTTCTCGATGGCGTCTCGGTAAAACATGTTCTGACCTCCTTGGGTCCTGAACACTTGGATTACACCTTGTCGCCTGAGCCTGATGAAAGTTGATTTAGACAAACCGTAGATTCTGGCGGCGTCAGCCAGCCTGAGTAGTGGTGGGATTTGATTGTTCATGTTAGTAAGAGCCTCCCCCGATTGCCTTGTAGGTATTAGCATCCCCGAATTCGGGTTGCATGACTGCAAGGTATCTTAGCACGTCGATGGGGTCCTTCGACGCACCCTTGTCTCCGTCATTGCCAGTCCATTCACGCAAGCACCACATCAGGTTCTTGCATTCATCTGAGATGAAAATCTTAGGCTGGTTGACGATGCTGACTGGCTGGTTCTGGTCATAGGCCATCCAGTCGTTGATAATTGAGATACCCTCCTCCAGCCTTAGGCCAGCGGATGGCGTGAAGTACATGGCGTTTGGCTCTTCGTCGAGTAACTGCAACAAGGTAGTGCCACCCTCTTTGTTGATTACTGGGGAGCCAGCGGCACGTGGGTCAATGTACCTTTCGGCAATCTTTTCACCGTTCTCAAGTTTAAGGATGTGGTCTTTGATTTCGACAAGCCCCATGCCAGCGTTCTGCTTCTGGGCTGGACCAGCCTTTCCGTCTGACTTTTCACCAGCCATGGCCCATTCGCCCATGCTGATGTCTGGCCATTCCCTATAGACGAACTTGTTGCCATCCTTGTCTACCCTCATCCAGAGCATAAACCAGTTTCTGGCACCAGCAGGGTCAGTCGCCATGTAGTTGGTCCCTTCTTCTGGCACTTGGCTTGCTGGGATGATGTGCGTCTCGCCAAATCTGGAGAATTGGGAGCCTGACAAAGATTCGGCCCATCCGTATGCACGAATTTTTACCTCGTAAGGACCACGTCCACGAAGTGCTAACTTGATTTGTTCGAAAGGAGAGTACTTATTCAGGATTGAATGAAACCAGATGACATTTGCGGCCCCCTTGCTGCATTCTGCGATGTAGGGCATGTGTCCCTTAGGGATACTTGGGACATTTTGCGTATCTGGAAGCAGGTCAGCAAAGAGCGTTTTCTTGATACGGCATCCCGAAACGTAGTCCTTCACCACTGGCGTAAAGCCCGTGATGGGCGTAAAGGTAAGAATCATTTTACCCGAGCGAGTAACAAGTCGGTACCTTAGCGTCTCAATCCAGTCCTGCGGGACTAGTTCGTCGCACCAGATGATGTCTGGTTCGCCACCCTCGATAACCTTCTTCTCCTGACCGTAGTTCATGAAGAAGCACTGAGAGCGATTTGGCAGAACAAAGGTTGCGTCGGTAAATCCGTTTTTCTGCGAATACTGAATGTTGGTGACCTTGGTCTTTCTGGCGTTCTTGAACTCTGGTGGCATGTACTTCCAGATAGCCGCCTGTTGCATCTGGATGGAAGTCTGGGATGTCGTGTGAAGGCACCAGACTCGGCAATTCGGTCTGGTGGATAGCACCTGCATCACACGCTTGGCCGCATACTCCGTCTTGCCAGCACGGTTGCCGCCCATGATGAGCAGTTCATTGCCAGACATCAGAAGTTTATCGGCGTCCACCCAACTTTCGGGCTCGAAGCCATGCCTATATGGGTCCTGCTCCTCGGCCTTGATTTTGTCCTCACGCTTCTGGAGGATGTCTATCACGGCGTCGACGCCAAGTTTGCCCCCAATCTCCAGCACCTCTTCCTCAGATGGAAGGTAGATGATAGGGTGCTTGGTCAGCGTCATGCCAGCAACCACCTGTGTGTTGTTGCTCAAGCGTTTTCGTTCTCTGCTTGGCCGTAGGACGTAGTAGCGGACGTCCCATTCTGGCTGATGTCCATGTTTGTGAATCCTCCGTTCCAACTAAGTCCCTGAATCGTCGTCGCCCCCAGCGTAAATGCAACTGGGTTAAGCCCGAACGAGGGGATTGTAACTGGGTTCCCAATTCCCCCCACTGCACTATCGTATGTGGCAGACTTGAACATCATCGGGAACCAACCACTAAAAGGAGTCGACCTGCCGAAGGCAGACGAATTTTTTGTAGATGGCCTCAGTGTACTCTTCGGTCCATCTCCACTAGCATCCCTTTTTCGTGTAGGAGCCGAGGTGATGGTCTTGCGTAGCAGGTTAGGCTCGGCATCACCAGTACGCCTAAGCAGACCATCGGAACCCCTGTAGAAGTTGCTCTTGTCGGTCTTTAACTTGAGCAACCCGTTGCTATCCCTGTCGAAGGAAGAGCCAGAGGCTGGGGTCAGCGAAGTATCGAACTTTCCCGACCTGAGGTCTGAGGAAGGATTCGTGTACTTGTTGCCGCCGCCGAGCGACGTGTCAAATTTACCAGACCTAAGGTCGGAGGCTTGGTTACTGAAGTCCCTCGTCTTGCCTAGAGCGAGGATGTCTGGCTGGAGTTTTTGGTTTCCAGCCGACGGAACGGTTATGTCCTTGTTATCAGCCAATTACTTAATCTGCGACTTGATGTACTCGACAAGCCTTGCGTCCAGTTCGAAGAACCTGACGAAGTAGCCGACGAAATAGGAAATGAGGACGGCGTAGAACATGGGTCTTTTTATTTGCCAGCCCAGCCGCCGCCAGACTTGTAGTGCTTGCGGGAGACGGGGGCCTCACGGTACTCGGGTTCCTTCTTGATGCTCTTCTCCATGCCTTCCATGACGGGGGACTCACAGCACTCGGCGTCAGTCGAGTTCTGAATCTGCATCTTGGCGTTACGGGCGATGTCGTTACGCATCTTGTCCATCTTGGCTCGGTTGAACTTCATTGGTATTTCGTTTGATTAGTTGATTGATTCTCAGAATGGAAGTTGGGCGATGTTCGCAGAAAAAGCGATTCCCACGGCTTACTACGGCAATGGGCAACTTCGGCTTGAACCGCCTTGAATCGTTAACATTCGCAAATACCGACTTTCCGTTGGACAACTTGACCAGCATGATGCGGATGTTCGGGTAATCACACCTGATGACGGTAGCCTGAGTTATCTCCTCGGGCGGGGGAGCGGCGGGTGCCATAATTTCGGAGTCGGGCTTCTTGAGGCCGAATTTCTCGAATACCTTGTCCAAGCCAGATTCCATGTAAAAGGCTGGGCAGAGGTAGGGAGGCTTGGATGCCTGAATTTCTCGGTCCCAGTCGATGCCCTCGACAAGCGTCTTGCGAAACGCCTTCAGTTCATCCTTCGGAACGCCATAGCGTTCAATGACGTCCTTCTCTCTCATTTGCTCAGATGGTCAATGGTGGCACCCATCAGCACGGAGTCGATATGCTCGGCTGGCTTAATCCAGACTCCAAGGAAGGGCTTGTCGGTTCGGAACTTCATCACCTTGCCGAACACAATCTGGCAGTCGTCGTACCAGAAGCCGCAGTTGGTCAGGGAGTCGGTGACCGCCTTGGCCAAGTTGTCGAAGTCGGGGCGAGTTGCCATGTGGACCGTCTTGCCCTTGTCAGCGATGACGTTGGGGAAGCCGAAGTAGAGCGTCATCTCAAGGGGGCCAGTGTAAGGCTTATCAGGGATGTACTTCTTCGCCTTCAACTCGAACTCCTTCATCCATGCCTTAATGGCGGAACGAGTCGTCTTGCCTACGAACATCCTGCCATCACCTGCTTTAAGTATCCTTAAGTCGGATTGGTGGGTAGTCCTGATGGGGACGATGTCCACGATGAATTTACGTTCGAAGTAATCTGGCCTATCGTCGGGTGTCATGGATTGACAGGCTTAACACCATCCACACGTTGTCAACAATGGATAACGAACGACTAGACACGAACCCGTCATCAAACCACAACGCCAAGAGGGTTACCAAGGACCGCAGGGAGAAGGTCGAGAAACTACTCAGGGAGGGTACGCCCGTCCTTGAGGTCGCCAAGGAGGTCAAGATGTCGCCGAACAATGTCACGGCCATCAAGAAGGACATGCCAGAGTCCACAGGGCTCGTCGATGAGTTCAAAGCGGTCACCGTCCGAAACCTCAAAGCCTTCGTCCAACAGGCCAGCCAGAAACTGGTCAACGAATTGGACAACCTGCACGTCTCCCAGATACCCATCGCCATGGGCATCGCCATTGACAAGATTCAGACCCTCCAAGACCAGCCTCAGGCGGTGGTCGAACACCGATTCAACATCTCGCATGAAGCCCTCTCCAATTTGCTCCGAAGTAGGGCTGTCGGTGCAAGGCTGTCCCAAGAAGGGGTCATTGAGGCTGACTTGGTGGTAGAGAAGCCTAAGGATACCCAGCAGTTCCTTGATTGGGCAAAAGACCCCCGTTCTTTTTTGGAGAAAAAAGGGGTGGTTGATAATCCGTAACACAAAGTACGACCTACTCGTCGATGACCCCCCCCGCCCCCTTCTGCATGCTGGGTACAGGGGTCAGGTATGCACGTATACCCATGCATTTCGCACAACGGGCGTTATGTCTAGTCGATAGTTAGACTGAAAGCAGGTCATATCAGGTCACGATACGATAGGGGGCTTGACACGGGTGTGCTTTGTTATGGACTTACCATGGGTCGTGCGTCGGGTCAGATACACCTAACCTAGTTCACCCTGACCAGATGACCTTGACCGTATCAAATGGCCTCTCAAGTCAACCTAGGCCATGCAATCCACTTCACCCATTGGTCACCTTACGAGTAACAAACGGTAATGTGCGACATGTAATCTGCCATAGGTTAGCAATGGGCACTAGGATGACCTCTGAGGCGTTATCGTCTCCACCTGCGGTGATACGACAGCCATAGGTCTCAGGCCTCTCATAGACGGCACGGAGATAGTCCTTCAGGTCTTCGGTAGGTAGGACCAGAGCCATGGTCGTGACCTCACCTAACTTGAACACGTGTACCCAATAGTCCGAACTTGTCACGGCGATGCCTGACTTGTGACCTCGGCACCTGAACTCGAATACGGCATTACCTGTGGTGGCCCAAGTATCACGCTCGGTCTTGACCTCGACCTTGGCTTGGTCTGTGCCTAGCCATGTGAGCCATTTCTCACCAGCCTGACCATACTGTAGGTCTATGTCGAACTTGGAGCGTTCCATCACCATAGCAGTGGGATGCCATTGGTATGGAGTGATTCCTGATGGGCGAATACGAGTGCCTCCATACGCTTGCCTGTGGATATCTTACGTTGGGCTAACTTGTACGTAATGCCTAGGTCAGTGAATAGCCTGTGGGCTGTCTTGGCTGATGTGCCACCAACACATGCCTCAAGGTATGGACATACCTCAATGCCATAGGACGTCATGCGGCCTATCTTGTTAAGTATGCTAGGTCCGAAACTGTAGCATGCGTAGAGCACTGGGATGCTTGGGGGCATATGATGATGCACCCTGAAGCGACTGATGATGGTCCGCAAAAATGTCGTCGCATACTCACGTGCAATGACAGGCTTCAATGCGTCATGATATGGATACGTAGTCATTCCGTTGGCCTTACGTAGAGCACTGATGTCATCCCATGCCTTCTGGTGTATCTGGAATGCACCTAGTGCTGGGCCATCTGGGTCGTGCGTATCACCAATGGCATTGGGCTTGTTATCCGATTCAATGATGGCCAGTGCGTTCAACAACGCTCGCTCGTCTTGATAGATAGTCGGAATCATTTGCTTGCCCATGTTCTGCTGTAATGCGTATGCATCACGTATGCCAAAGCAACACAGGAAAGCAAGGAGCAGTGCTGAGCCATTGCTTAAGAAGTATGGACCAAGCGGTTTGAGCGGGTTCATCAAGCACATGAAGGGCATTCAGTGTGACCTAGGCAACATGGTTATGCTAGAGCCTTACCAATGGTTAGACTATGCATGCGTAGGTGTTGCTGAGGATTACGCCATGGGTGCTTCAAGCGTGTACCGATGCGTATATGACCTCAACTTGTTGGAGCATGCCTATGCACTCATGTATGCGTATGAGGAATTCGGATACACCAGTATCGACAAACTGGTTATCAATGCTACGCCTGAGCAATTCGACATGGCCCAAGAGTGGGTATCCTACAATACACTCAGGGCTAGTCCCCATATGGGGCAGTCTGCACCCCTATTTATACGCTCTCATGACCCAAAAGACTGGCAAACTAGCGATAAATGGGCCCAAGGCTGGTAACTGGATTTCATTGATATACATGCACTTACGTAAATAGGTGCAGATTCTTTCTACTATGTGTTGACGTACGACTACATAGTTACAGTGTCATTGGAGTAGTCACTGACTACATCGTTCTTTCGTCATCTATCAGCCAGTAGCATAATGGTATTGCACCTGCTTTGGGAGCAGGGGGTTACAGGTTCAAGTCCTGTCTGGCTGACCATCTTATGGGCAGAAGAACCATAGGTTCCCCGAATTGAAGGGGACGCAAGGTATCGCATCACGACCTCGATACGCCTCTCTGCCCTGAATTAGGAACCACACTGACGGTAGGACAGTACCTCACACATAAGCCTTGGTACGCTTGTCCTCTGGTCTTACAGGTTCCACCCTTTCGTCTCTCTACGGGGCTAGGCTCGACTCCTAGCATGCGTGAAGAGCGGAATGTGGGTTCCCCGACGTGCTTTGGTCGCACCACGGGACGCAAGTCGGTTAACAAAACCGAGCCTCAATCACTTTCACCCGCCGCAAGGCACAAACAACACAACACATGAACAAACAGCAAATCGGCACCCTCTGGGTCGTCGCCCTCATCATCGACACGGCTATTCTCGTAGCCCTCTGCGTCATTGTCGGCCTCGTCTACTAAGTGCCAGCCCTTCGGGGCTCCAATTTCCACACACATGAGCAAATACAAGTACATCAAAGCATCGGCCATTAAGGCCATGGTCAAAGCCCACAATGGCAAGCGGGTATCCACCAACTTCCTCTACGTCCTCGAAGGATTCATTGAGAAGAAGGTCAAGCAAGCCGCAGACCTCCACAACGGTAATGCTAAAACAATTTCAGATTACGTTGCTGGCTACGTCGGCATCAAATAATTTCACCCACACACAACACACACATGAGTAACATCAACACAGAAGCACGTTCCCTCTATCGGGCCCGTGTCAACAACAGCCGAGTCAACAGCGACAAAATCGTTCGTGACCAGAACGCCCACCGCTTCAGCGTGAAGTCGGTGCCCCTCTTCACCGAGGACGGCGTTCCCGCCAACGCTTGGGGCAACGTCCGTGAGGACAAGAACATCGTCATTGGTGTCACGTCCGAGCGTTACGGCATCCTCCAGAACAACGAACTCGAAGACGTCATCCTTGGCGGTCTCCGTGAGCGTAACCTCCAGCCTAGCGTTACCGAGGGCATCGTAGCCAAGCATGGCTCCCGAGTCCACGTACGCTATGACTTCCGTGAAGCATCTTTCGAGGTGCCTACGCAGAAGAAGGGCGACATCATCTGTCTCCGCCTCATCACGCACAACTCGTTCAATGGCTCCGCACCTGCGGCGGTCTCTGTAGGTGCCGTACGTCTCGTATGCACCAACGGAATGACCTCCTTCTGTGAGGAACTGACCCTTACGAGCAAGCACAACACGCACATCCGTCCTGAGTTTGCCCTTGGCGTACTTGACAACGCACTCCTCCAGTGGGATGTGCTTAAGGAGAACAGCACGTCGCTCGCTGGTAAGCGGATTTCCAATAACATGGGAGAGAATGCGATTCAGAACCTCGTTAATCGTGGGGTGGTCAGCAGTTTCGACGGCAATCGTGTACTGGCTCGCTGGAACGCTCCTTCATTCGAGCATGACGCTGAACGCTCCATGTGGAATCTGTACAACGCTTTCACCGAAGTGTTCACGCATGAGGCCAGCAATCATCGCTATGAGGCCAATGAGCGTAAGTCTGGGCGTCTGCTCAGTGCACTCGTCACTGCTTCTCAAAACGAAGAAATTGGTTTCAACCTGCTCTCCAGCGTCGAGGCCTTGAAGAACTAACATGACCATCATCAAAATCGTCGCTTGGTTTGGCGGACACATCTGTAAGGTATGCGGCACTGTCGCACCTTACGGCGTCTGCCCCACCTGCAACAATCTGAACACCAAGAAATAAGATGCACGACAAGCATTACGAGTACACTCACGTTGCCCTAATCGGGCGTGAGTTGTTGACCCCCAAGCAGAAAGAAACTGTTATGCTTATCTGTGACGGTCTCAGCAACCCTGAGATTGCAGAGCAAATGGGAATCAGCGAAAGCACCGTTGCAAACCAGCGTATAATGGCCATGAACAAACTCAAGGGTCAGGGCGTACATAACACCGCCACACTGGTTAAATGGGCCATCGTAACTGGCGTCTACAAACTCTAAACATGAGCAAACAATACAACCCAAAGCAATTCGCTGACTTCAAACTGGAGTTCTTCGAATCGGTATTCATCCAAGGCATTTCTGACGCAGATTATCGTGCGGCAGAGGGACTGAATCAGTCCTTCCTTAAGGACATTGATGACCTCTCGCCTTCCGAGGCTGAGTACAGGGTGTCGCACCGTGAGGAAGCGACTCCTGCCATGAAGATTGGTAGCGTGATGCATAGTCTCGCACTAACTCCTGATGATATGGACCATTACGTCATCCAGCCAGACTGTGATAGGCGGACTAAGGACGGTAAGATGGTATATGAGGAATTCATGGCTAGTGCCATTGGCAAGGTCGTGCTCAAGCGTGACGACTGGGATTTGGCCGAGCGTATGGCCAAAGCCGCCAAGCCCCACGTTCCATTCTCTTTAGGCAAGCGTAAGGCTTACCCTGAGGCAGTGCTCTACGCTAAGGCGTACGTGGTCTCTGGCCCTTTCAAGGGCTCTGAGGTCAAGTTCAAGGGTAAGTTGGACATGATGGTGCTTGATGACGTGCGTTCGCCCGACGGCGTGGTGCATATCCATGACCTGAAGTCCTGTGCCGACATCAGCGACATCGCTGGTGCCTCGTACAAGAGCGGCTGGGCCGTCCAGTCTGCCCTGTACGGCGATATGGCGGCGTTTGCATACCGTCGTCCCGCTGACTTCACCTATACCTGCATTAGCAAAGAGGGACCCCATAGCATCCGTAATGCCATTGTGACCGAGGAAATGATGATGAAAGGGCGTCAGCGTTATACCAAGGCTACTGCCAAATGGCTGTGGTATGTGAATAACGGTAGGCCTAATATGGAGGAGTTCTATGGACTCGAAGAACTCAATGGCTGAGTTCAACTTCAAGGGCGTGTGGGTGCCAGCCAAGGTCTTCACGGACCCTAGGCTGACCCATGCGGACAAGTTCCTGTTCTCCCTAGTGCACATCTTGACCAACGAGCGTGGGTGCTTTGCTACCCGTGAGACGCTGTCAGGGTACATGTGCCAGTCGGTCAGGAACACCCAGTACAGCATCTCTAGGCTCCACAGCCTAGGCTACATCCGCAAGGACCCTGATGGCACCCTGTGGGACATTGTTTCGGCGTCCTTAGAGGGTGAAGAGAATTTCATGGCTACCGTGAAGAAAATTTCACCTGAGCCATGCAAAAAACTGCACCCAGATAGTAACAAGGATGGAAACAAGTTAAGTAAAAGGGTTCAGCCTGAAATTCACATTGATTTCATTAGGTCAAACATGGCTACCTCTCATGCATGGGACCAGTGGATTGAGTACCGCCGCAGTCGGGCTTGGACGGTCAGTAACGAGTACCAGAATCGCTGGGATAAGGCGTTCAAGGAGCAGGGCTGGGGTATCAGCCAGATTGTGGACTCCGCCAACCAGAGCATGCTCAATGGCTGGCAAGGATTGTTCAGGCCTAAGAACGGAACCATGGCCACCAAGCCTAAGTCCGACTCTGACCACGCCGCTGGATTCTGATTTGACAACCAACTACTAACCAACACTAACACACACATGGAACACGACTACACATCCAAAACCCACGAAGAACTTGTGGTCCTCATTGCCACCCTCAAGGCGGAGAATGAGAAACTGCGTGAGGAACGCAACGAACAGGCCGTAAACTTGAAGCAACATATCGTTAGGTTTGCGGAATTGCGTGAAATGTTTGCCAAACTTCAATCGGAGGTTCACCTCCTCGTCAAACGTGTCGCTTCCAAATCCTAAGTGCAGGGAGTGCGGCGAACACAGCCGCATCCGTGAGTACGGAGAGGACCAAGTGCCTATCTTTGACGTCTTCTGTGACTCATGCTTTAAGGCATGGTCAAAGGATGCAGAGGAGAGGTACCAAAGGTTTCTTCCTAAGCCTCCTAAACCAGAGACTCCTATGCCTGATTTGTTTTCCGACACCGACCCTGACCGCTTGGGAGATTTAGGATTCATTGCCAAGTTCTGGGACCATAGGACGGGCAAGGGATTGCTTATCCATGGTGCCACCCGCAAGGGTAAGACACGTACGGCTTGGTATATCGCCAAGAGGGTGTGGAATGAAAACAATTACAAGAACAAGTACCTGTTCCTGACCATGTTCGAACTTGAGGCACGTCTTGTAGCATCATGGGGCAAGGAGGCTTGGGATAAGACCATGCTTCACATGACGCACATGCCATACCTGTTCCTTGATGACTTGGGTAAGGAGAAGATGACTGACCGCATGGCCTCATGCCTGTTTGCTCTCGTTGACCAGCGTACCATGCACAAGCGTCCTACCATCATCACGACTAACCTGACTGGTGACCTGCTCATGGAGCGTTTCCATGATAAAGAAACGGGAGCCGCATTTGTGGCACGACTCAAGGACCCTGACCTGTTTGACAAGGTTGCCGCAAAATAATGGGCCCATCCAAGAAAAACATGGCTTTCGTTAAGCGTGGTTTGACGCCTCAAGAGGAAAAAATTGTCGAACAATCTCAGGCCGACATTAAGGAAATGTGGAAGTCGTTGTATGCTAGGAACAAGTGGAAGCAACCTGACGCCGAAAAAAAGATTAAAAATACCTTGCGTCCGACTACATAAACTATTCAACTCTTCATCTCGCCCCTGCTAACACGGGGGATAACTAACAACAAACAACCAACACACATGAGCGAAATCAACATCAATCAAGTCAATGCTCGCATCGAGGACCTCGAAAAGGAAATCGCTGTCATCAAGGCTGAGAAGGCAAACCTGACCGACCCCACAATCAAGGGTCTCGGTATCAAGTTCTCCGAACTCGACCTGAGCAAGGCCTCATCTGTCATCCACCTGCACAATGCTCTCATCGAGCGTCTTGAAGGACTGACGGCCAAGGTCGAGGCTCTCGAAGCCAAGGCTAAGTAATCCATCGGGGGAGAAAGGCCCCCACCAATTTTCTACACACATGAGTAAATGCAAAAATCCATCAGGAACTTCCGTAGTCGATACGGCATCCTACAACGGCTACAAGAACCACGCTACGTGGGAACTTGCAGTCACAATCCAGAACAATGAGGGGTTGCACAACATGTGCAAAGACCTCTTTGATGACGGCTACAAATCCTTCGGTGCCATGAAGTGCAAACTCATGGAGTTCGGTCCTCGCTGGAAGGCTGACCATCTGACTTCCATCTACTGGAACAATGATGACATCTGTTCCAAGGAAATCACCAAGGTGCTTGTCGACCTCTTCGCCAAGCCTAAAAAGAAATAATTTATGCCCCACGAAACCAAAGAAAAAACCAAATTGCTGTGGGTCAAGGTACCCCAGCCGTGTGCTAAGAAACTCGGAGACATTGCCGCCGCAATCGGCGTGTCCCGTGCGGACTTCATGCGACTCATCCTTATCAACTTCATTAACAACGAATCCACTTCGTTCACCATCTCCACACCCAAACAGTAATGCACACACCCATGAATAACAACATCACGCCTGAGTTCGCCTCCGCTTACGTCAAGGCAGTCAGTCAAACCCACGCCGTCGTAGCAGACGCTGAGAATCCTTTTCATAAGAATTCTTACGCCACCCTCGGGGCTCACATCTCGGCCACGAAGGGCATCTTCGCCCAGAACGGACTTGCCATCGTGCAGTTCCCTTACGGCGATTCCCATCAGGTCGGCATCAACACCATGGTCATCCATAAGGATGGCGGATACATCCAGAACTACATCACGCTTCCTGTTGTTGATGGCGTCAAGGGTCAGGACGTGGGTTCACTAATCTCGTACTTACGCCGCTATGCCATCGCCGCCGTCGCAAATCTGGCTACTTCGGATGATGACGGTGAAGCCGACAGGGTCGTGCGTTCTGAACCTGTTGCCGTTAAACTGGTGCAGGTTCCTAAGGCCGCTCCCGCTCCTTTGCAGAAGCCCGTGGCTCCCGTACAGAAGGCTCCTGCCGCTCCCGTGAACAGCGACCTTTCTGCGGCCCTTCAGTTCATCGTCCCGTTCGGCAAGAACAAGGGCGTGACGCTGGGCGAACTGCCCGAGAACTCTCTCCAGTGGTACATCAAGGAATACCAGCCTAAGCCTTACCAAGGAAAAATCAGCGAGCGTGACACGGCTTTCCGTACCGCCCTCGACACTGTCCGTGATTCACGTGACGGCGGTGCAAGCGGCGACGCACAGGAGGAAGACGGCGTACCCTTCTAAGCCTTAGGCCTCATCGTTCAACGGATAGGACAGGCGTTTCCTAAACGCTAAATCTAGGTTCGATTCCTAGTGGGGCCAATTTCGCCGAAAGGCACAAACAAAACACACACATGAAGAAAATGCACAACAGGAAAAAGGGAGCGGTTCAATCCGTCATCGGTCAGACCATCGTCTGCACCAACGTCTCAACGGACGTTGCAAAGCAGATTGATGCGTTGGCCGCTGTCGAGGGCATCAGCCGTTCCGACTTAATCCGCACCGCAGTCATCCGTGAGGTGGCGTTCCGTTCCTACATCAAGGACCGTGACATCGCCTCGTCGGCTATCGGCGGCGGCTTCAACTATGGCTCTGAAGCCAAGTCTAAAGCCTACGCTGACCAAATCGCGGTTGCCTACAAGGCCTTCAACGCCGCTTTGGCATTGAACGTTGGCAACTAACGTTAATAAGAAAAACGTTATCAACACAGGGACCTTTGGGTCCCTTTTTTGTGCCTGTGCGAGGCGGGGTTTCCCCCTTTAAGGCCAATTGAATGGCCACCTCACGACACATGAGACAGGCAGTGAGCCTGACGGGGTCTACGTTGTGGTGTTCTTTGGCTCCGTCAAGCGGCTCTTAACGGCCCTATGGCTCTTCCAGTATGAGTATGTACCCCATGCTATAGCCAGAAGGCACAGGACGGCTGTCGCCATATGGAACCAAGGTGACTCGACTACGCTCCTGATGACAAATGGAGCACCGCCAAAGAAAGTGGATAGGCCAATCATAATGAAGCCAGCAGAGCGGCCAGTGCCGCCTAAAAAAGTGGATAGGATGAAAAGACCAGCACCAATAAAAGCAAAAATACCAGCCACGCCCAAGAACTTGGTCCTGAGTTCTCCCCATTCCTTTTCAGCCTGTTGAGCCTCAAGGATGGCCCTAAGTTGAGAGTTCTCTTCGTCGAGCCTTTCAGCCTCCTGTTGGAGCCTGTCTGTTTCTGCGTCTACCTTAGATGCCCTGTCACGCTCCTTAGCCAGCAAGGATGGGTCAATCATTGCTTTCTCATACTCAGCCACCTTAGCAACACTTGGCTCCTTGATGCCAGCCAGCCTGACTTGAGTTAATTCGACTAACCCCTTGCCCCTTCCTTCAATGTTCTTGGTAGCAACAGATAGGGCTGAAGCACCGTCACTGGCCTCGGATTCAAGTTTGCGAATGTAGGTGTCCTTCTCTGGGTTGTCTACGACCTTAATGGTGGGCTCTTGGGGCGTACAGCAACCCGTAAGCAGTATGGCCAGCAAGTATCTCATTTAATTCTAAGAATCCTCGTTCTTACGGTGTCGAGTACTTCGTGGGAGAACGTCCCGATGATGCTGTAAATCATTGCTTCGTAAATCGGGGGCACTAGGCCGTGTACCGCAAAATAGCCAAGGACACCCATGATTCCCCCAGCGACTATCCTCCGAATCCAGACTACCCAATCGTGTGAATCGTCGCTTATCAGGAGTCGGCAGAACGCACCAAGAGCACCAAGGACCGCTACTATCCACCCTCCGTCTTTTAGGTCCTCTACCGTCTTGGTGATTGTGGGGTCGGGAGGGCTCATCGGTCATCTTGCCTGTAGTTAGACTTATACGGCTTAAGGTAGGTCTTCATGATTCCAACAGCCGCTTTGGTGGTAGTTTCCTTGCCGAATCCACTGACGCTTAGAAGGGGAACCCCATTGATGATGAGTTTCTTCATGTTGTCCACATGGGCTTGAGTCGGGAACTCTGGCTTGATGACCAAGAGAGGAGAAGTGAAGTTGGTGGCTTCGGCTACAGCCGCAGAGAATTCTGCATCACTTGCACCATCACGTAGACCCATGGCATGTAAAGCCATCACAAGCCTTGCTTTTACTTCTTTGCTCTCGCCTTGATGGCCTGTAAATCCGCCATGCAAAAGTTCATCATACAATCCTAGGCCACTTACGACTTTCTGCGAGTCTGCGGCAAGGGAGCCATTTTGATTAAAGGGAGCGTCTGGTGATACGCCTCCAGCAAAAACCTTTTCTTTCAGTCCAGCATCTATGGTGGAATTAATGCTTGGGTTGAAAGCAATGTTTCCAGTGGTAGCCAATGCGGTGTCCAAGGCTTCGGATTGCATCACAGTTGGAGACCTTGATAAAAGGCCAACGCTTTCAGCATTTCTCACACGATTTACCAGCATGTGTGCTCGCTTGACGTGTCCTCCAGCAGGTCCGTATTGCTTGATGAAGTTGGTAACAAATGGCACGTTGCCCAGATACTTGGACAGTTGTGCCCTGCGTTCTTGGAGCATCCTGACGTCGGTAATTCCTCCTTCAAGTTTCTTGCCAGTCTTATCGTAAAGAGACCAAGAGTCTCCCTCCATCTTGGCTTCAGGAACGTCAAAGGCATCGTGCGATACGGACAAGATACTCTTAAGGCCCTGTCCAGTATACTGAATCTCAGCCATCCACTTAGGTATGCCATAGTTAACAGCATATCCATGCATCTTGTCGTAAGGGATGGCTACCGCCGATGAACCAGCGACCAATGAAGCAGACAATTTTCTTTCCACGTCTGCGTAGGAATCGCTGTTAGATATGCCAGTGCTACGAACAATGGCTTTAATGTTGTCTGGCGTGGTTGCATCCGATGCATGCTCAAAAGCGTTGGCGTAAGACAGTCCAGTAGATTTTACCAAGGATTCAAACTGTTCACTGAAGTCTGAACGCTTGAATGCATCTGCAAAACCTTCGGCTATGGCCAATTTGTAATGGCCAATAAGGTTTTCCCTAGCACCATTATGGTCAACCTGAGTAAGGTGGCTAGGTGCCCATTCGCCCCTTGCTACCTTACCAAAAAAGTCACCATGGGCTTTAAGCGAGTCGCAATGATTGATAAGGTATGCGGTCATCTTTGAAGAATTTCCAAGTTGGCCTACCTTGTTCCCAAATTTGGCATATGAGGCAGAGTAGTTGGTCGAAGTATACCTAGTCCTATGGTGCCTTGCATCAGCCCAAGCCAGACCAGCCTTACCTTGCTGAAGTGCGTCCATGACCAAGAAGTTGATGGACATGGAGCGGTAAGCATTGTCTTCACCTAATGGAATGGTGTTTGGATAAGTGTAGTTAGGGTCCAGAGGAACGTTTGCTTTCTTTTTGAGTTCAGCACTTTGTGCCGTCAATTCGTCAAACCTTACTTTTGCACCATTCGAAGCATAGGCAGTGATTAATGAATCTGAAACAGATTCACAAAGCCTTCCAAGCATGCTCTTAGACTGGAACGCCTTGGATATTGGTGCATCAAGCCCCATACGATATGAGGAAAGCGAATCGCTGTCGTAATCTCGGTCAAACGTACGCAACTGTCTCCATTCGTGACCATCGCCAACGCTATTCCCAGAAAGAAGAATCTTCATGTTTTCTACGTCGTTTTGAGGCTTTTCGCCCGTGAGAATTTCTCTGTACGCATACGTCATTTGTTCGGCAATATCTAGGGGAACATCTGCACCCAAAAGATTACCACGGTAGTTAGAAATTACTCGCTCCATGGTTCTTCCTCCGAACTTTTGACCAATCATAGCATCAATCCTCATTGCTTCCATTGGGGTAAGGGACAATGCTCTTGCACTTCTTCCAGCAGAAATGTCCATGGAACTCGTAGCCTCCTTTGGAATGTTTGAATCAAGGAATTGAACTCCTGCTTCAATTCCAGTCTGATAGTCGCTCTGGTTCATGATGTATAGGCGTTTAGCACCTAAGTCATGATTCAAAGACCATTCATATGGCAGTCCTTCAAATTGGTCTGAAATGTAAATTACTGTTGGCTTAGCCGTGACTCGTTGGGCGACGGTAATTTCATTTCCAGAAGTGATTGCCATCCTGTGTAAATCTTGAGCCCTAGTGCTGGCAATCATTCTGTTATTTCCGTTTAGTTTGCTGTTACTAAGCCTTGCCTCAAAGGCTACGGCCACCCTCTTGGCTAACGCTTCGTAATCGAACGGATGCTTTCCAATGATTCCATCTAGGTTAGATGCTTCAAGCATTGCTGGAAGTGCTGCCGCAAGTTCCTCGTCTCTGCACATTTCATTGAAAATAATCTGCTTCAACTGGCTGATGTTATCTACGCTGAAATTTTGATACGAATTAGGGGGCACTGGAACGTTCGGGTTGCTGTCACCATAGATACGGTCAATTCCGTCAAACGTACTGTATCCGTGTTCACCTCCCACATAGATGTTTCCAAGCATCCTGCACATCGAGTCATAGTATGGGCTAGACTTGTCCAAGACGTACGTAGGAATCTTTGGCGGCAACCCAGCCCTTTCTTGAACCGCTTTGCTGATTGAGACTGGCCTAGAAGCATCTTCTTGGAAGATGGACATCAATTTCAACTTAATGTGTTCATCGACAACTCCACTTTCAATGATGCTTTTTGCTTTCTCTACCATCAGGTGTTGCACAATCCTGCTTGATAGTTCGAACCTGTGTTCAAACATGGCAGAATTAACTGAATTACCTAGATACCTGTTTGTCCTAATCGTCTTGGCGTGACTACCAGTAACATTTGCCATTCTGTCTGCCTCAATTTTAATCTTTGCCTCCAGTGCGTTAATTTCTGGAAGTACGGACATTCCTTCTGCTTCCTTGAAGTCTCCAGCAAGAGTAGTGGCGATTGTCTTAGGACCAAACGTAGAACGTTGGTAAGCGTCTGACTGCAACTCTTCTACGAAATTGATTGGCATAACATCACTACCACGTGAAATGGATTCTGCTAAATCAGTAATTCCAGTACCCATGTTGCTTGAAAATACAGATGCACCATCAGAAGTACGCAGGTGAGAATACTGCATGGAACCATGAGGACTATTCCAGTGTCCGCTTGACCTCATTTGGTCCATCAAGGCCTTCCTGACTTCGGTTACGTTTTTAACTGACTCAAGAATTTTGTTAAGTTTAGCCAATTCTTTAGGGTCTGTGCTTTGTGCAATTCTGGCCCTGATGGACGTGCCATACTCTTCCATACGCTTAAAAGCCTGAACGTCAGATGCGTGACCATGCAGGACATTGACCTGATAAGGGCCAAGGCCAGATGCGTACTGACCCCAGTTAGGGGTGCTTCCAGTATGTGCTACTCCAGAAGAGTCATACGTATTTGCTTTAGCCCTGAATGCATTCTGCTCATCAAGGGTCATGCCAGTCGGAGATTTGTCGTCGTGGAATCCATCCGTAAGGTTTCCAACGTCAAACCCAGCGGCTTCGGCGGCTTGCCTAACAGACTCATCCCTGCTTCTGCCAACCATGTTTTGCCTAAACAATTCGAGCGTGGATGGGTTAATTTTAAGACCTTCTTTGTCTTTATTAAGAGAGCCAGTAGCCTTCAGGATGTAATCAGCCACGCTCATGTCGGCAGGAATATCCTCTGCCGCCGCAAGGCCATGTCCTTCAGCCAATGCGTCTTTAAAGGACTTTCTGATAATGTCGCTGAGTGCCATCGCATGCTGTCTTTGTCCTTCAGTTCCAGTATCAATGGTGACCTTGAGATTGATTTCAGCCTTAGAAATCCTTCGTAGGTATTTCATGGTATTTTGGTTGTTAGCCCATTCTCCGCTGGATACGACTGGCCAGTGGTACGAAGCAGGGTCAGTTCCAATCGCCTTGCTAATTATGTGCCTACCAAACATCGGGTAAACAGCCGCAACAAATTGAGAGATTTCAAGCCTACTCATCTGCTCGTCCTTGTTCCTGTAAAGCATGTCAGCAAGTCCAGTGACACGCATTTCATGCTTACTTACCCCATGCAATTGAAGAAGGTCGAACATCTGCTGGCCAGTCATGGCTTCCTTGAAATTCTTATTCCTGTCCGCACCGAAGGCCAAAGCCCTCATGGCCCTAGATGAGAACCTGTACATAGAGCCAGCGGTGCCAAAGGACATCTTGTTCCTGACAACACGTTCTAGGTCTCCAAGTTCAGTGCCTCCTACGGAAAGCATCACGGTTCCACGCTCTGGTGCCTTGCCGCTGACCATGTCGTTAGACATAAGCAGTTTCTGCACGGCAAGTGCTTCTTGCTTGGTCATCGGTTTTTCAATGTCACCAACCCTGTACATTGCCGTAGGCTCAATGACACTAGTGGTGTTTTCTGGACTGAAATTAACGCTTCTAACTTGTTCTAGTTCGCCGTCCAACATCTTGGTCTGTCCTAGGCTTTCGACATGATACCTTGAGCCGTCTCCGTACATAGACTTAGGAATGTGTGCCTCAGTTGCGGCCTGAGAAATCGTTGCCACGTACGCATTGGCATCGGATTCAGTCCTAAATGGGACAACTTTCCTAGACGTCTTTGGAATTCCATTTGAGTCAACGTCCGTGACGACGTCGTGTCCGACTAAGTATCCAGCGTTCTTTCCAGACTTTTTTACGACTGAGATGTTGTTGCCTCCGCTTTTCTTATCCCAAGCATAGTGGGTAAGGTCTTCCCTGTTCGGGAACATAAGCCTGATTGCCGCCTCCCTGTCACCGTGCAGTTGTAGCCTACGTTCTGCCTCTGGAATAAAGTATCCAGAGTCCGAGCCAAGAACCCTTTCGGATGCTTCATTAATGTCTGGAACAAAATTAGGGTTTCTTGCAGAAATGTCCCTGAAATTCTGAACTCCGCTAGAGTTTGAATTTGACGAGGCGGCAGATGCATTGTCTGAAATATTAAACCCAAGGTCAGATTTGGCTAAGTTTTGTTCACCTTGAGTTCTAGCAGTTTCGTTCTGTAGCAAATGCAAAGCACGGTCAGCATAAACAGAGTCTGCTTTTCCAAACCTAAACCTGTCCATGCCGTCGTTGCTTATTCCGATTAATCCCTTTCCTGCGTAGATTCCATTGGCGATATGGAAAGAAGCAATAGCGGCTTGGATATGCTCTTGCTTTGAATCCGCTGGGAGAATCAAAGTGGTGTATGAATTCGTTTGATTGTTAAGGTGAATCAAATGGTCTCCGTCATTAACTAACTCAAAGCCTTTTTCATGGTTAATTTGCTGTGGGGTATGATGAGAAGACGAATCAGTTTCTGGGTCGTAAAAGTCTCCGCTCGAACCCAAGAACTGTGCCAATTTACTGTTGCTTGCCAATTCACCATTGGGGTGATTGTGCATGGTTAGGTCCACTTCAGTAGCACCAACATCGCTGGCAATAAGCCTGACGGCTTTGCCGTAATGCCTTTGAACTTCTTTATCAAACGACAGCAAGGAACGAATGTGGCTGGCGGCGGACAGTTTTTTCATTGCTGTGCTTTGGCCTAATTTTTGTGCCAATTCAGCCGTTCTCCTGAAACTCTGTGGGATTATGGTCCCAGTATGTGCATCAAACCCGATTACTTTTCTGAACGGAATTCCAATTTTAATCTTAGCACTTCTGGGCGACTGGGACATTTCATTCAGCATTGGAGTATCAATGTCCGCAGTGTAGTTAAGCATAATCCTTCCATCGGAAAGTCGCTTCCAACTTACACCCATCCTAGGAACGTCCTGACTTCCAATGGACGTGCCATAATCTCCACCATAGCCGTATAACGCATTGTTGGTAGAACGTTCGGTGAATTCATACCTGTTGCTCGCATTCATACCCATGAAAGTCGTAGGAATTCTTCCAGACACTTGGAACCTAGCCGCAGGTGTGGAAACCTTGTCGGTTCCCAAAGACCTAGCCGCTTCAGCCAACTGTTGCCTAATTACTTTTCTCCTTAATTCGCTAGTAATGGTGTCCTTAACAACAGGCATTACCAAGGTCTTGGTGCCAGACTGAACTTCAACGCCTTGGCTTGCTGAAAGTGAAGTCAAGGATTCCGAGACATGTGCGGATTTGTTGTTTTCAATCAGTTCGCTTAATGAAATTTCACCTTTAGGCGTCTTAAACCTTTTTCTCCTCATTTCGCCCTGAGGGTCATACTTTTCAAGTGACTGCCTTTGTTGGGTACCATTTTCATACCTTGTCACGGAAAAGATTCCAATAGGCTGTGCTAGATTTGGAAAACCTTGATGGAACCCATGGATAGAATCAACAAACCTTTCATAAGGTGCCGTGTTGTAATGTTTAAGCAAAGACGTTCCGTCTCTAAGTTGTTCTTTGATTCCATCTGGACCTAGGCCCGTGGTGCCCCTGTAAATGTAATCTGGCCCTGCTGGCCCAGTAGTCTCAATGTTCGGAACCATGATTTCGTCGTGTGCCGATAGGGACGCAAAATATCCATGCCAGAAATCTTTAGTCCTGATTGCATTTGGTAGTGCTGAAGCAAAGGTTTTTGCGTGTGCAATTGGGGTTCCCCATGTATTAATTCCATCAGTCCCAGTAGTTCCAGTTACGAACAAATGCTCAGAGTTAACGATGCAATGGTCTACTGCTTTCCTGATTCCTAGGCCATCGGCACCCATGCTAGGAACAAACTGCTTCTTAATGGTGTGCTGGAATTCGGCAGGATTGGCTTCCTGTAGTTCCGCCACCTGATATGCCATAGAGGCACCAATAGCCGTACTGACGGTCTCGATGTTTTTAATCGAAGACATTTCAAGGGCTAGCCTGTCAATGGTAGTATCTGGAATAGACCTGATGAAATCATCAAGTGCCCTAGATGCCTCTGGAGAGACCTCAGAGGAATGCTTTTCGTATTCACCACGCATTGCATGTTCTACAACAATAGCGTGAAGTGCAGATGTGAATGCCGCTGGAGTGCCAAACCTAGGGTTTCCGTTCGGCCTATCAATGATGCCTCTAGCAAGAATCATCCTTACGAGAGGAGAAGACATGGCACCAATGATGGAGTTGCCAACTGACACACCGTTCTTATCTCCAAGCACGAATTGATGCGGAACGGTAGGGACTATTTTCCCGATAGGAGAATCTGCGTCACCAAACACCCTTTTCATTTCTTCTCCACCGATTAGTGTCACCATGTCAGTCAATGACATACCTGCATCACGTGCATGACGGACCGCATGCGT